TAAATTGCCGATCTGATTTTTGGATGATAAAGACGTATTCCTGTCGCCAAGTTATTTCCTTCCTTCAACCAAATAGAGGGGCGACCTTAACCTCACTCGGAGGTAAGGTCGCCCCTCGCTTGGAGTCGCTACCGCAAATTAAGCGAGGGTCGCTTACGTTACGGTTAAGACGTATGCCCAATCGGGGTGGAAGACACGAGGCATTACCACGCATGCGGTACGAATATACTCGCGCGTTGGGTCAGGACTCGTCCAATTCTCCGCTCCGATACCAGACACAACAGTTCCATCTGCAAGCATGTGTGGTGCGAAAGCCATGTCGCCATACAATTCGCCGCCATCACGGGCGCCTACGTGGAATAGAACCTTGTTGTCAGGCAGGAAGTAGTTAAATACGCCGTTGTAGTTAACATCTTCCTTGTAACCCTCGTCATAGTCAACAATACGAATATTGCTGATGACCTGAGTTACGTGCTCGGATTTGATTAGGTCATTAGCACCTTCGACATAACGGAATTCCTGTCGAATCTTCTCTTGTAGATCGAGAAGACCGTGCGTGTTGGTATTCATGTACGCCGTAGTGATACGACGGCCATTGGCCTCACGAACCAACTTCAAAGCATTAGAGAAGTCTGTTCGCGCGGTTGCGTTAGTGGCGTCATCCCACTGTGCTGTGGTCAGCAAAGTGACGAAGTTGGTTGCCGGAGCACGGAAGTCAATATCAAGCACAAGTGCTTCGCCATCAACAAAGGTGTTCTGAGTAATATGCCCGGTAAGCATCGCTTCCCAGCGCATACGTTCCAACTGCGTATCAATATTTGACCGCATTCGTGCCAACTGTCGCGTAACGATATCTCGTCCGGCGCGGCTCTCGCGTTCTCCCGGCTGACGAAGGAATAGCATGTCGGCTTCTTGCAGCGCATACTTCTGTCGAATATCGACAGCCTCGCCAGATCGGCGCTCGATACCGGGATGCTTCGCTAGTGGCGATGCGGCATCGTAGCCGACAATCGGCGCAATGTTACGGCCACCAAACTCTACTTCCCACTCAACCGTGCGAGTAGGTACCGATCCAGTTGGTAGTAAAGCCGATCCAATCAGGTTTCCCTGAACGGGTAGGTTACTAATTAAATCTGTTAAGACTACGTTTCGGAGAAACGGAATCTCAGCCCAAAGACTCATATCCTATTCTCCTTACACAAACTCAATGCGAGGAAGATCGGTCTTCGCATTTGAATCGTAGCCAGTAAGAGAGCCAGAACGTACTACACCTGTAACATACAGGGATGCAAGAACGTCTCCCTCTCGTGGGTCTGCCCGATTAAACAAAATTCCAGCAGCCACTTCAAGCCCGCCGCTACCACCGTTATTGTAAGCGTCGTACTTGCGATGTGTGGAAACTTTGCCTAGAACCGTTCCGCCCTTGAGTACAGTGCTGCCGCTAACAATCGTTATGCTGCGCAAAGCGTCAAGGCCATGGTCATTGACCCAGAACGGTAACTCGGGGTACCCAGAATCAACAATCTTGTTGTTGTTCATTGGTTACTCCATTATTCCTTAGGTAGCCCATAGGTGGCCAATAATTCCGCTCGCCATGCTGGCAAGCCCTTCTCAGCCTCTACAGCACCGGGATCGGCGTCTGGATCAGAAGCAGGAACAGTCTCAGGTGAGGCAATTCCGCCCTTCGGCTCAGTTGCAGCGAGCATTAGGCGCTTAATAGCCTCAAATGTCTTGTCATCAGAGGTCTTAAACAACTCTAGGTGCTCTTGCTTCAATGCATCGTCCGTATAAGGGGCGATCTTTTCTACTTCGGCAAGTCGCGTCAGTGACAGTTGTTCCGACTCGCGCGCTCGGCGCTCAGCGGTCACGGTAGTCTCTAACTGCTCGTACTTACCCTTCCAATCGTTCGCTTCGGTTTTAACCGTTTCAAGGGAAGCCTTGATTTCAGCAAACTCTTCCTCGGTAGGCATATTTTGCCCTCCATTAGATAGGATGATTGATTCTTGCGAATCAACCTCGTCAACCTTGACCGGCTCCCCAAACGTTAAGCCTCCGGTATCGACCGTAAACGGAACCTTAAATCGGGAATCGTCGCTGGCGTTGTAGAAGAACGCATTAGGATACGTCCCTACAACCGTTGCATTTAAAGCGGCCGTGCTATTAGACAGGTATTCTGCTATTTGTTCGCCAGCCCACTCAAATGACAATGGCATGATTGCAGTCGTCGTCACCGTTACTGGCTCGACCACTGATTCGGTAGTTGTTGGTTTGCTCACTTCGCTAAGAGCCTCCTGATCGGTCTTCAATGCTTCGGCAAGAATTAGTACGCGGTTATTTAAGTCAGCACCAAGGCTAACGATGCCCATACCGGTAAACCGACCAGACGTAGGCGTATACACACCTTGGTCGTCAGTATTACCGACAGCGGCTATTTCACACGATACTTGTAACTTGCCTTCCTTTTGAAGGTTAATTAGTTGCTCAACAGTCTGCGGGAAGTAGTGACGCCACAAGGATGCGAAGACTCGCACCTTTTGTGTACCGGCATCGTAGATAGCACGAGTAATCGTGCCAACGACGCTATCGCTGTGCCCTGTTACTCCATCACCGTCTGTATTCAACAAAACATTGACAGGAGTGCCGACTAACGACTGAGCGTATTTCTGTAGGAATTCTTCGGTGAACCGAACAATCCGACCGGTGCCCGTAGGCAGCGTTACCCCGACTCCACAGGCATCCGCAACTAGCGTCATTTCCGTGGGGTCATTGGGGTTGCTTAATGAGAATTCAATTGCTTGAATGCTGATTCGATCTGTCATTTATGATCCACTCTGAGAGGATGACTTGCCTCGACCGCGTGTTGAGCGCGATTGGCCCTTCTGACTATCTGGTCCCTTACCAACCGTCTTCGGTTTCGTAACGTTGCCTGCGGCTGGTCGGCCCGGTGTAGTCGCGGTCTGGCTAAATGATGGCCGGATGGCGAATAGCGTCTCCAAACCATCTTTCTTCTCCTTCTTTCGACGCGCTGCCTCTCGCTCAGTTGATGTATTGAGCAGATCATGGAACGTCTCAATTGAGAGTAATCCACGGTCAAAGGCACTCGATGCGAAGGTTCGGAAGTTAGCATCATCGTCAAGATCACGAGTCTGGAATATATTGAAGATATCAAACTTCCAGCCATTGCGCTTAGCAATTTGCTTGAGCCAGAAATTATTGTGATCTTGCATAATATCGCGCCAGAATTGAATCCTAGCGCGATTGCTAGCAAGATCGAGGGCACCAGAGTCTAGGTCTCCTGCACCACGGCTCTTGCTGTTCAGTGGATAGCCGAAGTGAGCGAGAATCTCGCTGAATGGCACCCAGAATTTCTCAGAAGAATCAAGGATACGAGTGTCAGGGGTGACAATCTCAACCTCGACACCGGCTGGTACACCGTGCGATTGCACACGACCACCCAGCATAAACTTCTGAACGATATTCTTGGCCTTGGTGGGATTCACGTTTGGCGGGAATTTCCACACCATAATCATATTCACCATGCCATCGGCTACGGCCCAATCGGCTAGAGCCAATTTTCGCTTCATTGCGATAGCGCTAAAGATCGGTACTAGGGTCGGGATTGGCCATAGGTCTTGCTGGCGTGCTCGGATTTCGACCACATAGGTCTGCTCTAACGGCAACTCTAGGAAGTAACCATGCCTGATTGCACCGAGTACATGCGCATATCCGAGTTTGTTGTACTTCTCGTAGACTGGCTCAATGCTAGTCGTGATGCGCGAACGAGCGTCTGGGATGATATCAGTGATACTATTCTTACGACGCCTAGCAATAGCCTCATACTGCTCTTGGCTAAGCAAGTAGTAAAACTTGCGGCGTCCCGTGAAGGTGTCAATGTCAGGGATAACTGAGCACGGATTCAAGTTAACCAGTGCCTTAGGCATCTGGTATACCTTACCGTCCACGATCATCGGTCCCCAATTCGCAACCGTCAGACTGAAACTAGATAGGATAAGGTCCAACATGAGATTGCGATTGTATTCACTTAATCCACCGTACTGCCCCATGCCCTCATTGACAATAGAGCGCCATTCGTTCAGAGCCTTCGTTTCGGCTTCTTTCTCTTCCGGTAGGTGGAATTCCTCTTTAGTCATCGCTTGGTCAATATCTCTATTGATTAGCGCATGCACCAAGGATTCTTGATGATAGTATTCGGTTGACCACGCTACTTGCGTATAGTAATCACTAGGGACTGAAAGCCTAGGTGATCGGTAGTAATCAACCGGTGCGGTGTAATTGGGATAGTAGATGGTACCTTCATTCCACGTAGAAGCGGCCTCAATATCCTCGGCCGTCGTCCCGTTACCATTAGTCGCCTGAAACTTCTCAGCCATTTCAGTCGGTACGGGTACGTAGATTTTAGTCGAGCCGTCGTCTTCCCGAATTGTAATCATGTTATCTGCTGGCATGAGCGCTCCTAGCGAGCGTCCTCGCCATCATCTACAGGACCAATCGGCGGGTCGCTGTCTGGTTCTTTGTCGCCTGTATGGGCCATTAAACGGCTCTCCCTGCGCGTAATTCAACGCGGATTGCCTCGATCAGAGCAGCCTGAGCACCGCCCAACCTTCTTTCCAAGTTGCGGACAGCGACACCAGAGGAATCGAAATAAGCGTTCTTCTTCTCTATTCTCTGCTCTGGGGTCAGGACAGGGATAGGAGGGTAATAAAGACGATTGTATTCGACTAGAACACGATCACAAAAGTCCAGTGGACCCGGATCACTTCGGTCAGTTTGCCAATGCCTGTGAAGGGTTAAGAGCGCGTCATATCCATAGGCGAGTTCTAGGGTTCTCACCCACTCAGCAATGCGGATCAACACGCCCTTGGGATAGCCGTTCTGCACATACCATAATGCCTTCCCCGAAATGGCTATCTGGTGTAGCCATCTGTTGGGGTCATTAAAAGCGGTAGTGGATAGCATCTGGCGAATCCATGGATATCGGTCAGGATTCCAATGCCACGAACCGTGATCGGAGGATAAACCACCAGCGGCTAAATTCCAAGGCACGCTGCGAACCATAACCCACGCTTCTGGGTTATCCATGGTTCCTCGATTGGAGTCGAATCCTAGAATGCCGTGATACGATCCTCCGCTCGTGTTTCCAGAGGAAGCCTGCCATGTCGCTACCTGAATAGCGGATGCCAGCGTAATATCTGCGTTCTCGGGGGAGTGAAAGCACATCCCCTGAGGCGCCATTCCTATGGCTCCATATGAAGGTGCGCCGTAAGCGTCAACAACGGTAAGTGGCATATCTAACTCCTATGGCCCCAGCAGCAAGACGGCTGGCATCTTCATAACTCCATTGTTATGGTGATATGCAAAGGCCATCCCGTCCGTATCGATAGCCTTCAAGACCATAGGAAATCCAGCGGGTAGAAGCCTTTGCGTTCCAGTATTAAATGAAACGTTCTGGTCCTCTAGGTCCAAATCAACTGGTCCTGCGGTTCTTACGATCCGCCCAATATGCTCGGACTTTGCGTAAGAAATTCGATCTAATGGATTCATTAGGTTTTTTATCCAGACTGCGAAGACGATAGTTAAGGGCTAATTTAGATGCTAATAGTATCATTAAAGATAATCCTAACAGAAGTATCCCCAACGTACCCAAGGAGGCTGCCTCTGGGAAAAGTAGGCGTCTCGCTGCTAAAAAGACTAGAGGGAGGACGCCAAGGTCAATTGCAATAGAGTCGCCTAGCAGGGAGGCCATAAGAGGGGATGGACGTAGCCTCTTCCACCACCAATATCGCTGAAAGGTCGCCCACCATCCCCATACTGCCAATAATAAGATGCCTAGAGCAATGATATCGGCCAACTGCATTACATCTTCTCCAAATACTTGTCGATACGCTCTACTTCACGCTCTAGTATCGACCGCACTCGGATCAGTGTTTTGCGGTGCTCAATCAATACCTTATTGGCATTATCAATACGTTCTATATCTGGTGGTGGCGGCACCTTAATTTCGCGGCGGCGCTGGAACACTGGTGATTCCTAACTTTATTTTCATTTCTTCGACTTCCGCCAGCCTCTTATTAGCATCTACGGAATCTTTCAACGCTGATGTGATTTCATCAAATTTGCTAGACAAAATCGTTATACGCTCATCTTTCTCTTCGATACGCGCGTCTTTTTCTGCGATAAGTCTATCAACTGCGTGTTTCGTATATACCTGCCCCGTTATAAGGGCACCTAGAAAAACTATAATGCCGCCAGCCGATGTAATTAATTTAACGATTTCAATTAACGGGATAAGATCGTCTGGCATGGCCCCAAGCCTTCTAGTTATATATATTAAAAGGCTTCGTCGGCCAATTCCTTCGCGTAATAAAAGTCCTCCAACCATTCCCGCTCATATTTGGCCTTAGATTTCCGATACTCGGCCCACTCTTGCGGGTCTAGCCTACGGGAACGAGGTTGTTCTGGTTCTTGTTGTTGTTTGTATTTGCGCCGCTTGTTCTGTCGGTGTTCGGGCGAGTGATCTATCATGGTTCCTTGGAGTTTGTCGTAATAAAACTCTTTTTCGCCATACGGCGATAGCGTAGAGTATCGGTCAGATACTTCTTTATACCGCTCGGGATTATTCTCGGATTGCTCTTTGAGGAAGTCATCTGCGCTGGACATAAACAATTATTGCAATACCTTCTACTATACTATATCGTCCAGAACGGAAAAAGTTGCGTTTTCCGTGAATTAACCACCGATTTGCTCTTTTGCGCGTTCAGCCATCTTCTCCCTGCGACGCGATAGCGTGCCCTTGTGGGTCTTCCCAAATCCGCGCCAATACGAGATTTGCTCTAAAGAAGAACCCAGAATCCAATCAACTGCTTCGTCTCGGGTCTCGCTACTTTGAGTAGAGAGCCACATATCGAGGTCGATAAGGTCCATGTGCGCGGAGCCTCCAATAGCCATTGTTCCGTGCAAGTCATCCTCATAGCAGCGCCCCGGTACTAATAGCCGTGAGCGGAAGTAGGGATAGGCGCTAATCACATAGCGCACGTAATCACTGGTACCGCTCTCGATTTCACCTGTCTGTTGGTCTGCGAGGTATTCTTCGTATACTCTGCGATCCATAGGGTTATTCTGCATAGTCACCCCATCCCACGTCCATGTCGTACATCCATACGTCTGTCTCTGGATCAAGTGCCTCTGGATGCAATTGTTTAAAGTGCAACATAGCCGCGAAAACTTCGAAGGCAGACAGGTCGTGGTTATATCCCATTTGCCCATCCTGTGAGTAATCAGTCTCATAAACTCTAGTCTTGCCTAGCCTATCGCTGTGGTCAGTGGTAGAACCGAGTTGTTTCCACAATGAGTCCTCTTCTACCACTCTAATTGTACCATTGTATAAATTAGGTAGTAGAACATGTGGAATAGCAACTTGCCGTAGAGGCATTTCGACATTGATGAGTTGGCGGGCAGGATCAGCCGTGATCGGGTCCTTATCTAGCCTCTTCTGCATTTCCTCATCGGTCTCTAACCTCTCTCCGAATGACACCTTCTCGGAGACGTTGGCCCACACAACCTCGTGCTTCATATCCTCTAGTAGCGCCGCAACGGCCTGCCCTCCCTGACCAGTCGTGTCGAGACCAACGATTACGGGGCAGTTATACATACGCTGCATTTCTACGATGACAAAGTGGAATATCTCTGCCTGTATAGGTGCCTGCATTCCGTAAAGCAGAAAGCGCATGTATTGCCGCCAGCAGCCTTCTTTAGTATCAAAGAAATGCACGTAGGCAGTCGTAGGGCTGGCAGTCTGTCCGTGGTCCGCAGCGATGTAGATGTACTTGCGATTAGGCATATCCTGCCTAAAGGCAAAGCGTGAAGGCAAAACCTCGGGGCCATATTCCTTAGCATCAATCTGGATGGAGCGATACCAAGGCGGTGCCCTGTTTCGCTCGCCGGGTTTAACCGGCATATCGTGCTCGATGCGCTCTAGATCGAACGTCATGCGAGCATCAGCGCCCCACTCACCGAGTACCTTTTGGCGGTACATATTGGAGGTCTCACCACCATATGCCCGCTTTAGGGACTCAAGAAATTCGGGTGTCATACCGGGGTCATCTAAACGGGTCATATTGCCGCCGACGAACCCCTCTAGCAAATCAGTGTCAATTCGGTAGGCCCATGACGTTCTTACGCCATTAGGAACGCCGGACGCCCATACAGGCAATCCGGCGTTAATCATTCCGTAGAATTCACCAACGGCTGAGTCATCAAGCAATTGGACTTCATCTAGCCACGCACCGATGTTAGGGTGAACAGTGTTGAAGCCCTGACCGTCTTTTCCTTGAATACGACCTTTGATTACAGCGTTGTTGCGTAATCTAATCTCGTGATTCTTACGGTCTACCGATCTATCACCCGGTTGCAGGAAGAATTTGAGGAAGTGGTTCCGTTCATAGAGAGCCACCATCTTCTCAAAGATCGGCTGGATATTGAGGTCTGCGCGTGTGCCGAGTAGCGCGACACCATCAGGGCCGTCGTATTGCACGACGGCCGAGTTAAATTCGTCCATAACCGTAATGCTCTTACCCAAGAATCGGGCTTGGATACGCTTCTTGTGTAGTGCCTCACGGTTGATTTCCCTGATCTGCTTCGCCCACAGTTTAAAAGGGACTTCATCAGTAGACCGCACAAACTCACTGAATATCGCAGGAGTGTGTACCAGTCTATACAGAGACCAATCTTCTTTAGTTAAAGGGGTTTTGATTTCCGCCATGCATTAAGTATAGCACATAACCGTAAAAAGGCAACAAAAAG